GTTGTAGTTGGTAGCCACCAGCACCAATTTCAGGGCAATGCCCTGGGGTGTAGGTCATGCTTGCCCCATCGGCACCAGCGGATGGCACGCTGTTGATCAGAAGACCATCCATGCGTGCACACCCAGCTACTTTTACGTCAATCAACCCGGCGACACCATCTGTAGTTGGGCGCGCTGTGTTGCCAAAAGGAAACACCTTGGCTGTGGTGACGGCCGACTTATCAACTGGTGAAAAGTCGATTGGTGACAGTACGATATGGCAATCCCAATTCGCATCTGTCGCCAAACCGGGTGGCTTAGCAATTGTTATGGCCTGACGAATCTTGACAACGACGGTGGGCTCGGTGGCAACGTCCGGATAACCACGCAAGTGTTCAAGTTGCATGTCGTGGAACGGATCTAACGCCGACTTAACCCAATCGCACGCCTCAGGTGTGATGAGCCTGTTCTTGCATAGCTCATCCATTGGCTCCTTAGAACGTACGATGTCGCGCATCTTTAGTACATCTGTCAATGACGTCATTATCAAACTCTCTCCTTTTGCACACCGATGAGGGTGCACAAGCCTGTAGCTTTCGAGGGGTCAATCTCTCACTCAACCCTACCGATTCGGCTAGCTTTGCCTAACGGATAACACGTGTGAAGAACCAAAAACACGTGTTGAGAGGGGTGTCGTACGCCGCCTCACGCCGAAGCGTGAGACGACGCTGAGCCCGCTTCCTCCGACTGGAGCAGCTCCTCGAGAGCAGTCTCGGCAGCAGCCGCGAGGTCGTCAAGTGAGAACTCGATCGTGCCCGACCGTGACGCCTCTACGGAAAGCAGGTTCGCGACTGGACCCGACATACGCACCGTTCCCTCTGGTTCGGCGTCAGGGTCGAAGTCCATTCCTGGCAACTGGAAGGTATCGAGGTCCTCCCATGTCGCGCACTGGGCAAGGGACTCCAGCCAGCCTTCAAGCTCCGAAGCACATTCGAAGTTGACTTGAGCGGCAATGGCCTCTATCATCATCGGCACGTCTTCGTCCGTGACGCAGTAAGGTCCACCAGCTACGCGATAAAACATGTCCCGGTCCGTCGCGAGGAGATGAGCCATCTCCTTAGAAAGCATAGGAGTACCCTCGTCGTCAATCTCAACAATGCCCTCGAAATGGCGAAGATCGACGTTGTACATCCTTGCGACGGCGATAAGGTATTCACGAATTCCAGGTGTTTGCGAATCGGTCGTCCAATAACCGAAGAGCTTTAGCTTGTACTTCTCAACGTCGAGGTTGCGCGCGACGGAGATTTTGCGAAGTGCCTTTGGCACATCAGCGTACGAAGCCAGTGACTCCAGCGGTTTAGGGTAATAGCGTCCGAGGAAGAAAGTTCCATCCTCTGGGCGCGAGAACCCCACCTTGAGCTTCATCCCAATGCCTTCCGTGAAGAACATTGCGGAGGTATTCCAGTCATCATCAGAGATGCCTGGGAGATGAGGCCCAACGCCA